AGTCGTTACCGTTCCATCGTTAGTGGTTTCCCATTTTTTGGAATTATCATAATAAACATCTACTTGAGCATTTTTTGTGCATTTTATGGCATGTTCTGCACCGAATTTAGTTTCTATTAAAGTTCCATTTGATAAAAGAATTAAACCTCCTGTGCCAGTATCTTCTATGTAAGAATTATCTGATTCGTGATATATAGCTAAATCTTGAGAATCTCCCGCCTTTAATCGCACACCATCAGTTAGATGTATATCAGCAGTTCCACTAAATGTAACAACTCCAGCAATACCCATAGTAATGCCACTACCTACCAGTAGTTGTCCACCAGAGACATTAACACCAGAACGAGCAGTGATAATACCGAGAGAGTCTACGTTGGTTACGTCTTCATGAGTTATAGTTCCTCCTACATTAACATTCCCCGAAACAGTAAGGTTTCCATCAGCAAAAGTTAAACCAGCATTATCTTGTAATTCTCCACTACTACCAGCAAGAACTACACGACCAGAAGTTAAGTCTGAAACAGCAGCAGTAGCAAGTGTCGCACTATCAGCAGACAATGTGTCAATATTAGCAGTGCCATCAATATATAAGTCTTTCCACTCCAATCCAGACGCACCTAAGTCTCTTGCATTGTCCGTACTAGGAACTAAGTCGCTATCAAATCTACCTGTTGCAGTGATAGTATCTCCAGTAGCATCACCGAGGTTTACATCACCATTAAAATTGGATGCTCCAGTAAAGGTTGATACACCACTAACAGTAATAGTTTCAGTTCTTACATTAACAGTTTCACCAATACCAGTTAATTGTGAACCATCTCCTTTAAAAGTAGTAGCAGTTACAGTTCCAGAAACATTAACATCAGTAGCAGAAACTAATACAGCAGTGGCAACACCACTAACAGACAATTCATTGGTAGTTGTAACACCAGTAATTATCGTTCCGAACTTAGTCGTCTCGAATTTTTTCGCATTATCATAGTAGAGATCTGCTTGTGCATTAGACGTAAAGACTGCATAATTCTCATCATTAGCATCTCTAAGAGTTAATCCACTAGCATCAATAAAAACTCCACCCGTACCCGTGTCTTTTATAAAACTGTTGCTTCCGTCATGAAATATGCTTAAATCTTCTCCATTACCAAAAATTACTTTATTTCCATCCTTAAAGAATACTGTTGAACCAAATCCTACAGTAGCAGATGTACCTACTAAAACATCACCACTAAAAGTAGATATACCAGAAACAGCTAAACTTGCTGTATCAGTATATACAGTTAAACCAATACCAGTTAAATTAGAACCATCTCCATAAAATTCTGTCGCAGTAATAATACCAATACCTTTTGCTGTTGTTCCAGAAACTAAAATATTATTAGCATGAATACCACTAGCAGTCATAGTCACAGCAGATCCTATCGTAGCTGCAGAACCTACAAAATCTCCATCAAATACAGGTGCGTATAATGTCTCATTAACATATAAATTGCCACTAAGAACTTGAGTAGATGCTGTAGAAACAATGGCATCTGAAACATTAAATGAGTCAAATACTTGAAACTCTAGAATATCTGACGCTGAAGTTGATTCAACTAATTTAACAATAGAACCATCTTGCGCCGCAAAATCCCTTCCATCAGCTAATCTAACACCATTTCTAAATACACCTATTTCATTTATTCTATACCCACCAGTTACAGTAAAATTGGTTTGTCCTTCTGTTGCAGCAACACTAATATTCTTTGTCGCAATATTAGGTGTTAATGATATCGGTCTTCCTATTGCCATCTGAATACTACGGTTTTTACTTATTTATATTGAAGAAGCTGCTGGAAATACAGGTTCATTGTCTGAGGCAGTTTCAGTTGCCTCTATAGTTATAAAGGCAGTGTCATCATTACCACCTTGTCTAGTACCAGTGCTTAAAGTAGTACTTGTAAGAAGAGTTATCTCTCCATTAGAATACCCTGATCCACCACCTCCACCACTAAAATCATCTATGGAACCTTTACCACCATAAGCACCTGCTCCTCCACCTCCATAATTTGGAGTGGATATACTATTTCCACCATTTTCTCTATATCCAAATCCTGCTTTATATCCTCTATCTAATTCTGCACTACCAATAATTATATCACCATCATAAGTACGAGCCTGCACTTTTCCTAAATCTTGGCAAGGAGAAAATCCTTGTTGAGCATAATACTCACCCACGGTGCATTTAGAAAGGAATCCACCAAAATTATTACTTGTGCTAAAATTTATACTTTGATTATTAGCACTAGAGGTAGATCTAGCATAAGATCCTACTGTTCCTAATGTTCCAGTTGGCACTTGTTGACCACCAATACCAGTTCCACTAGATTCTCCAGCAAGATCAACACCACCACCATCACCACCTCTTCCAGCATCTCCTGCTCCTGCTCCACCACCACACACAGCGATTACATTTCCTTTACGATATAGTACAGCAGAACCTCCACCACCAGGACTACCTCCCTGTGGTGCAAGATTGGCAGATTGTGGAACACCTAACTTAATAGTATATTCTGTATTTTTAATAAGAGTAATCTTAAATACTGATATTCCCCCTTCTCCTCTACGATATGGACCTGTCGTATTACCTCTAGACCCACCCATAGTAATCTTCACTTCAATATCTTTTTCAGAGGGATAGAACGTAATAGATCTTGTGGCAGCAGAGGTATCAGCACGAAAAGAAAGTGACCCATCTGGTAAAATTTGAGATCCTGTAGAATTTAATGTAGTAGAATTTTCACTAAAACACTCATAATTAATAATATTCCTTGGTGCAAAAGCTTCAAAATCAACAACATTTGTATAAACAGGAGATGGATCAGCTAGAGGATGTGTTATTTTACATCTTATTGTTGTTATACCTATAGTCGATGTAGAAATACCAAGTTGTGTGGTAGCAGATCCAACTATTGTTGTAGCATCAGTTAAATCATTACCATCTTGTTGCCACTTATAACTAAGATCTAAAACACCACCATCACTATCCGTAGCATGTACGGAAAATGTCTCAGTTATACCTGTAGCTACAGAACCATCTGAGGGTTGAGATGCTATTGTTATAGTTGGAAATACAGTAACTAACCCCACTCTAGATTTAAGAGGTTCATTAGGTGCATTTCCAGTTTTAAAACCACCCAAACTAGTAGAAGCAAGTCCAACTATAGATTTGGGATCATAATCTGCTTCCAAATAATATTCTGCTTCATGTTCAGCAGAATATGAAACATTTGTTAATGTAAGAGTTGATGATTGCGATCCACTAATATATGTTCCATCAGTGACTGAACCAACACCAGACTTATACCATTGATAAGTAATTGCCCCTGCATTAACAACAGAGTTAGCAGTATCACCAATAGTAGTAAATCCTGCAGTAGCAACCCCAGTAAGAACCACTGTTCCTGTTGTGCTAGTTGCTACTCCGACAGGTTGTTCTGAAAATACAAGATTAGGTCCATTTAGGTCTAATCCAGTTTGAACTGATCGAAACAATGACATTTATTTTATTGGAAATTTTGACCTGTAATTACACCAAAGATGCCCTGATTAGCTAAATCATTTCCATCAAAAATCTTAAAGGAATAGATATCAGTCCTAGACGCAGTTGTTGTAACCTCTGGCACAACACCACCTGGCCAGTAAACACTAACAACACTACCATCACCATCATAGAATGTATTAATACCAACCCCATAACCACCTGTACTATCTTGACTTAACTTTAAAGTAAAGGATGTTGCTGAAGTTGTATCAGCATTATAAAGTCGAATACCAGTGATACTTTCAGTCACCGTACATATAAAGGTATTTGCTTCATTAAGATAAACCTTAAGTATATTAGAAGCAGAAGCTACTGTACTTATTCCTTCAGAATAACTCTTAAATCTAGCATGAGCATCAACATCCAACTCTGCCCGTGGTGTAAAGGTTCCTATACCTACACCAAGTGTAGTTGTTGCTAATATAGTTGAACCAGATCCAATCTTAATATTGGTAGCAGTTGCAACACCAACTGTAAGATTTCCACTAGTGACATCTAAATCTGATGTTGTTAAAATGCCAGTAATATTAGCATTTTTAGCAATTAACTCATCTTTAAAGAAACCAGAACCATTTACATATAACGTAGTATTAGAAGCTCCAACAGCACCAACCTCTGCGGTGTATCTTGGATTTGTGGTTCCAATACCTACAAAGTTTAAGTAAGTGTTGTAAGTAATAGATGAAGCACCTGAGACTGTATTTGTCCAACCTGCAGCACTTACGTTAAGATCAGTTAGAGCACTACCATCACCCTTAAATGCATTAGCAGTAACTGTACCTGACACATTAACATCTACAAACGTAGAAACACCAGATACGTTTAAATTACCAGCACCATCTAAGGCAAATAATGTAGATCCAGCACCAACTTGTAGTATATTAGTTCCTGGAGTTGTAGTTGCGATACCTACCTGATCAAAATTATATACATCACCTTCTTTATTCAAACTTACATTACCAAAACGTCTCCAATCATTTTCTGAGGTATAAACCCAACCAGCATATCCACCTTGATCTGGATTAGCAAAGTAAGTAACATCTCCTGGATTTCCTGCAAGAGTAGGAGTTCCTAATCCAACAGTATATTTTCTAGAAACTGTGGTATCACCCTGTAAATATACTGAATTAGATTCCAATCCTTTATCAGAGTTAACCGTTAGTTTATTATTAACAATAACAGGACCATTAAACTCAGATGAAACCTTGTTATCATCACCACCATCAACCTTAATTGAACGTGCAAATGTTCCTTCGGTGACCTGAGTTACGTTTAGATCAGGAAGATTTGCAATGTCCTCTCCAGTTACAGTCTGGATAGGAGTATCAACAATCTCTTCCTTTCCTGTAATAGTACTTACTTTCTTATTACCAGAATATGCAATACCCTTATCATTCATTCCAGTGTAGAAGTTTACACCACCATCTTGCTTAGTTGACTGTGCTAATCTTTCTTGTACAGGACTAATATCACGATTTTGTTTTTCAGGTAATGCAGTAGAATAATTACCTGGACCATATCCAACATATTCAAATGTATGCCCAGAAGCACGAATAATTGAGTGCCTTCTTAATTCAACTGGATCAATCTTAACTGTTCTAACTACAGAGTTAATTACATGACTTGATGCTTTAGATCCTAATACACCACGGAATACACTAACAGTGGAATCACCATCAGAAACTGTGGTTTTAACCCTCATCATCTCATCACCGACCATCAAATAATCACCGATATTAACATCTAAATTACCTACACTAAGATTTTCTAAAGAAACCGTACCTGTAGTAGAATTTGATATTGCAGCAGCAAGAGTGGTGGTAATTCCAGCATATGTTGGAACCATTCTACCAGTAAGATTTTCATCTTCTTGAGTAATTGAACCACTATTAGCAGAGAATCCTTCACGATATGCATAAATTGTTCCTGATGCAGTTGGGTTGGTTGTACCAGTTCCCATGTTGACTGCAAAGGAAGTTAAACTAATATTCTTAGTGACTGCAAACTTACCAACATATTGTGCTTGAGCAGCACCAACAAACTCTACTCTTTCATCCACTGATAATCCATGATTACCAGAACTGGTTATTGTTGCAATACCAGAATTAAAATCATAACTTATAGTGCTAACAGGAATAGATTCTCCTGTTTGATACATATAAGAATCTGCAGTTAATGTATAACCCACACCAACAGGAATATCTCCCGAAGAATTAATACCAACTGTTGCAAATCCAGAAACTGTAGAAGAAGATTCTACTGTAATACTAGTAGCAGCACCTGTAGGAACATCTGTAATTCTATAAAGTTGATTGTATCCAGAGTATGATGCCGATGAAACACCAGAAATTCTAATTACATCTCCAACATTATCATAAACTTTAGAAACAGAAAGAACTGCTTGAACATATCCAGTGGTAGTTGCTACACCAACCACTGCCATTGTATTACCTACACCATATGCACTACCACCATTCATCAATTTAACAGCAGTAATTGTACCACTGCCATTAACAGTAAGTTTTGCAGTAGCAAATTTACCAGTTAGAGAAGATCCAATAGAAACCAATTTGGCATTGTAAATATCTCCTGCAGTTCCAGATCCATAACCAGCACCACCAGAAGAAATACCAACTTTAGTAATCCTATTTAAACCATGCTCTAAAATAGTGGTAATTGTATGAGCAGTTCCTGTATGAGAAACAATATTAGTAATACCAATACCAATACCAGTATCACTAACATACTTGTTTAATGTTTCTCTTGTAATACTATGTTGAGGATTATCAACTACAACTTGACCAATATCATCAGGGACAGCAAAGGATTTTGTTTCAGCAGGATCAGAAACTGGAGTATCTCTATTAGTTTGAGGATAAAGTTCTTTTACTGGTTGAGAGAAATTCTCATCTGTAAAAGGACTTACTGTTGGTGAGTTTGATGAGTTTGCTACTGTTAAATAGTAAATTCCATCCTGCTTACCAGAAACATATTCTTGAGCCTCCTTACTAGTATAAACCGTATAAGTATTATTATATCTTTTTCTCTTAAAGTAAGGTAAAGATGTTGTTCTAGAAGAAAGATCATTAGTAAATGTACCTGGATCTGTTGTCAATCCAACAGTAAAACATTTAGAACTACTAATACCAACAACTTCATAATGTCTATTGAATCCAGTAGCAGCAGTTCCTGCAGTATTTTTGGAACTGGTGATATTAACCAACTCAACTTCTGATCCTACGGATAAATCATGAGGAAGTTCAGTTGTCACATTAATAGAAGAACTACTATCCCAAGTAGCATCAGCAATAATACTAAAATTTCTTTGCTGATTTATATTAGAAAGTGATCCACTACCAAAATAAGTTTGTACTTCTGTGTCAGTTCCACCTATTCCAGTGTTGGATTCTTGAATAATATATCCATCAGAGGGTGGTCTCGCAACAGTAATTCCACTAGCAGAAGGAATTACATATCTCATTCTATAAAGAGTGTCAATTGCATTTCTACTATCAGACTTTCTCTTTATAAATGTTCTGGTTGTTGCACTTCCAAGTCCAGTTGAACCAAGTCCAACTATAGTGGTGTAAATACTATTCTCTGTTGCAGCAGTAGCAACATTTACATACCAATTACCTTGAGTGCCATCATACTGAATTGGGTGTCCTCTCTCACCAGAAACTTTATCGGATACTCTACTAATAACTTTTAAAAGACCACCTTTATTATTAATCGCAAGAGCAGTATCATTAAGAGATTCATTTAAAGTCTTTGCAAGTTTAATATTGGTGTTAGTAGTAATTCCAGATCCGTTTGTAATTGCATAATAAACAGTATTTGCATCAAGTCCATCAGGAACTTGTCCCGTATCACCAATAACCCTAACAGATTCTCCATTAATAAAGGAATGAGGTGCAGTAAAGGTTATAACTTTATCATATCCTCCAGCACTATTACTTCCAATACTATTAATACCAGCAGCACTTCTATCAACAGTAAATATTTTCTCAGAAGTTAATTGTGTTAAATCTTCCCCACTAGTAGCTTGATACCCGTCCATTATAATACGAGCACTATACTCAGTCACACTACCAGCATAAGAAACTAAAACATTTAATTGATCATTTTCCTTTGCACCAAATCTATATCCTTCAAGAACATTCTCAGGTTTAACGGCTTGGTTAACTTGGTTATAAAGATAAAGAGTACCTGTAGATCCAACACCAACTGCCTTTCCAGTCGTGTTAACATCAAGAGATTCAAATTCAATTGCACTTTCAGGTAATGGAACTATCTTCGGTGGAATGATATGTGTAATATATCCTACATCGTCTTGTGAATAGCAAGTATTTCTAAATCCTTTTGCTGAAAGTGCAACAGCACCAAAGTTTGAGTTGGAGTTTGTAAGTGAAATATCACCACCAGTTTCTGTTAGAAAATGTTGTGCATAACCAATAGCAAAAACAGAAACTGCTTGAATAACAGCATCATTACTTACTTTAACGTGGAAATTTCTATATGATGGTTTATATCTTGATAATGAATTTGTGCTTAAATTATCAACAGTTAAACTTGTATCATAATTACCTGATGGAATATCATCAGTGTTAAATTTAACAAATGCATTATTATCTTTCTGAAGTCCAATACCAGTGAACTGAGCAACAACCATAGACTTGAATCCAGTCGCTTTCTTACCATCAGCAACCATACCACACATACCATAAACTGATCTTAATGAACAGTTAAAGATATAAGGTGAAGCAGATGTTACTGTATCAGAAGAAAGAGTTAAAGTAGACCCTGTAGCAGTGGGAGTCGCAGTGGTTGGGGAGTTTTGAACTTGATATTTTACTTTCGTAGAACTAGGTCTCTCAGATACGACAAACTTACCATCATATCCAGCAGCAGAAATTCCATCAATAACAAATGGAGTATCTACATCCAATCCACTAATATCACTATCAAGAGTCACTGTGATAGTTGTGGTAGCAGTTGTTCCATCACCTGCAAAAATACTAGTAATTCCTACGGACGCACCAGTAGAACCAACAATACGATATTCATCAATTTTTGGTTGTATGTCAATAGCAGCACTTGGATAATCTGGTTCAATAGCACGACCAGAAGATTGACCATATACAAGACCAACCTTCTCATAATACATATCAAGGTCAGTTCTATTTGTTGCATAATTAGATATAAATTCATCATTAATACTAACATTATTAGTCCCATCAGCATATTCAAAACATGCTAATTTATGGTGAGAAAAATTAGGAACAAACTCATTTGCAGTATAATCTTTAAATACCTTACCATTAGGATCTCCATCAAACATAGAGAACTGCCAAAGGTAGCACCCACCAGTTACTCTGAATAAACAAGATCTTTCAATATTATCATTCTCTGGATTTGGAACATACTTAGGTCTTATCTTCGTCTTTCTTAAATCTAAACCAACAATAGAAGTACCACGAGGGAGAATCACACCACCATGAATACTGTTTAACTTATAAAGTTCATTATTTGAATTACTTAAATCAAAATTAGTTGTTAAATCAAATGGAGGTAAATTATTAGATGTAGTTCCATCTCTAAGTCTAAAATTATCTGTTCCATCAGGAATCCAACCAGGTCTATTATCTACAACATGTTCGCCAGGATATAATAATACTGTTGTTTTACCAAATCTATCGTTATCTAATCCCTTCTGATATGAAAATCTTGATGCTTCTACTAAAGCACGCTGAATAGTTTTAAAAGGACGTGTTAATGAGTTTCCCTGATTCTCTATACTATCTGTTGCATCCAAATCATTTGGATTAACATAGAGAATGTTTCCTCTCGTCGATTTTAAAAAATTATCTAATCTGGAAAGACCCATCTTACTCTACTATAGTTCTTGTTATGGATTATTTATCATCACAAAAACCCCTCTAATCAATGGGGACCAATTCAGGATTTTCTAACTCCAATTCAAATAGCATTGGATTACACTCTTCTTCCATTAAATAAGAGTATGCCCTATAAAGATCTTCTTCATTCCATCTCTTTTGCCCATTAGCAAGAGAAACTATTTCTACATCATCCTTAGCAACTTCAGGCAATTCATCAAAGGTGAAAGGGACATTCTGAATAAAATACATACAAACAATTTTTTCACCGTCAGTAGTATCATACCAACAATATTGGGTGTGTATGAGGTATTTCATTGTTCTATATTTTCCTCCACCTTATTTATCAATTAATGTGGATTATAAAGTCCCAAATAGTAAACAAATAGACAAACCGTGACAATCATCGCAAGTCCAATAAAATAAATCATAATTAAATAGGGTCAACGTAGGACACGGTGTCAACAGGGGCATGTTCACGAACGTAATTTAATACGCTTATGAACTCTTCAGGAGTATCACACTCTACAGTCTTCTTATCTCCCTCGTTAGAATAGATGTGAACAGTTCTTCTAACGGTGTCTACGACACAACGAGACAAATATTCTTCTTCCATCCAAGCACCAATCAGACTTATATACTATATACTAGTTCTAGGATAATGTCAAGGTCGTTGAACCAATACCAGAAACAGTAAAGGTTAACTTATTATCTACTACAGTAATTTGAACTCCATTAATAGTTGCACTAATGTCTGTACTAATACCTACATTATTTTCTACAGCAGAAGCTAAAACCTCTGCACCAGTATCAGTTGAATCATCAAGATAACTATACCATTTCATTACAATGTCCTCCTATCATAGTGGTATCCAGCAATAGAATATTGATCATTTTTTCCTGGATAATCTTCTGGTGTCTGTCCATAATATTCTGGAGTTAATGCTTCACCATCAGCACGAGCACCAAATACATGAAAGAAAGCATGAATAGGTATCCCACCTTTAGATTGTAAATGAATTTGAGTTGGTTCTACCCTCTTAACAATGAGATCTTGATGTGCTCCTATTGGTGTTAAACTCACAGTAATTGTTGTATGATCTACCAGATCTTTCCAATAATCAGGAAGCTGTATTACATTCTTGTTTATTACTTTTCCACGATAATATACTCCACCTTCTGGACCTTCTAAACAAACATATCTCAATCGATAATTATCTTTAGTTGGGTGTTTAATATCAAATCCTTTCCATCCCTGAACATTGATAGAACTACCAGACCATGCACATGCTTGTCCAGTACATGCTAATAGATTACTAGTATGAAGATTCCCATTATTAATAGTCTGATGTCCATCTACTGTTAAAGAATTAAATACCCCTTGAGGACAGTCTTTATCATCATTCTTCAAAGAGGTAATCATCACAGTAGCATCTGCTTCTGAAAAAGTCAAAGGATCACCCAATACCACTGGACCTTCAACGTGCATAGATCCATTTATCTTTTCATCACCTTGCTTAATAGCAGGTGGAATACCAGTTCCTACTTGAAGTTGACCTCCAATATTTAAATCATCCAAATTAGTAGACATTTTCTATTCCTCCTAAACTACGTTGTTCTCTTCTAAAAACCTTTGACCACCCACTTTAGAATCTTTAACTTTAACTGCATCAGTGACTCCACGAATAATAGAGGAGTAAATTTTCATACAACTATTAGCAGCAACCCACATTATACCAGTGGTGGTAATTTTAGTCAATGACTTAGAATCTAAAATAATTTTTTTAGTTTCATGAATAGTAAAAGTTTCGGTGGCAGTACATTTAATATGCCCTTTAGAACCACCTTCACCAACAGCAACCAATTCAATATCAGTTCCCTGCAATCTAATTTTTCCATTTAGAGCAGTAATACAAATATTACCATTAATTGCATTTAAAATTAAAGTATCATCTGCTTCCTCATTATCTTCACCTGCCATAACCTGAAAATTACCAGGACTAGTAGATGAAGTCCAATTTTTTCTTTGACCATCAACATCTAAAGAAAATTGGTGTCTTCCATCAGTACCCTCCAACATGGCTCCAGAAGTCACATCACCTTTTTTATGGATGTGTCCAAATCTAAGAGTTCCTTTATCTGTACCATATCTTATGGCAGTAAAATTCTGTTTGGCTGTGACTGAAGAAGGTGGTCCTTCCCTTCCACCAAAATCAGCTGCCTCTTGTGCAGAAATTACACCATCAAGATTAGTATCCTGAACTTTAGGAATTCTATTTAAATTTTCATTACTAGCTGTAGGCATTTTAATTAAGTAAGATTATCGGGGGTTCCAGGAATATTAAGTCGAGGATCATTACTATTAATGTCCGTACCCTGTCTCTGAATTGCAGATGGAGGTGTGGTGACTTCAGCATCGATGCTCTCCTGTAGAGTATCATATATCTGAACCTTTTGACCTGGTGTGTCATAGTATCCAGCAAAACGAACACCATCTTCATAGAAGACAGCACCGTAATAAGGTTTACCATCATAAAAACCAGTCTGTTTCAACCCAACCAAATCAGTAACTTGAATTAACTTGGTAGCATCAGAAATGATGGGATCTCTCACCGTTTTAAGTTTAGGCACTCCCACAAACCCTATACCAGTTGGTACTTTTTTTGTATTTGGTTTTGTTCTAACCCTAACTCTAGGCCATCCTTTAAATCCAGTCATTTTTTCGTCTGGAAGAATTGGAACTTTTTCTATTTCACCAAAAGGACCAAATTCTGGTTCATAACAAATTTCTTCACCTGTTTCAGTATTTTGCACACATACTAAATCTCCTGGTCCATAGTTAATTCCAGGATTTCCTGTTGGACCATCTGTAGTAATATCAGTACATTCTATTATGACTGGATAAGATGGGGGATCACCACCACCTCCAGGAGGAGGGGGAGTCTTAAAACTATTTCCAGGATCATCAATAATAACATCAGTAACAATTCCTACACCATTTATCTTTTTAGGACAAGGAGGTGGAATAAGAGCAGCAGATATACCTATTGGGTTAATTTTCCAAGATTTACCCAAAGATTCACCATTCTTATCTTTAATTGCTACATCTACTGGATATGTTATTTTTACAGCGGCAACAGTTGGATTTTGATTAAATGGAAGTCCTAAAGGGATATTACTCAAAGTCAATTGAACATCATGTTTTCCTTTAGTGACATTAACTTTAGTGCGACTGATACCTTCCGTAACTGCTGCTCTAGCAATAACTTGTGTTGACTCAATTTTTACTAATAAAACATCATCCGCTAAAGCAGCTATATCATACGTAGCATCTTCAGGAAAATCAACATCTCTCCATGTCATTACCCACTCTTTTCCATTAAAATTGGCAATATAATCTTCATCAGTTGTCCAAGTGGGAGTAATAGTAGGACCAAGATCTGAGTTAGTATAAGTTGATATTGGTGGTCCTTCATAAGTAACACCGTCTTTTGCTGATCCATCTACAAGACCTCTACCATATTCTATTGTAGTTTTAGTTTTACTGGGAACTCTAAACTTACAAGTTCTTCCCTGCATATCATAAAATTCACCCTCAGTAGCAGAACATATAATATCTGCCCAATCATTATCAGTCCAATCCTCCATTTGAACAACACCCTTCCCCTTATTTCTCAACTGAATATTAGAATTATTATTACTATCAGGAGCACCTATCTCAACAGTATGCGTCTCACTACCACTCCTACCAGATTGTGTCCACGTTGTGGTTCCTATCTTAATTCTTTGTACCGCAACTCCAAAAGTTCTAGGTCTATCATTCCAAGATAATGTGAACTTAACACTTCCACTTCCTATTAAATTCCTACCATCAGTAGAAAACTTAACATCTCCACTATCAATAGTAAAGGAAGCATTTGCATCATTACCATCACCATCTTTTAATGCAAGTCTCTTTCCATTATTAGTAACATTAATAGGATTATTTGAAGCATTTAATCCAGTAAATTCAATTCCCGATGGTAGGGCAACACGACCAGAAGTACTACTAGTAAATCGTACCTCATAAACTTTTTCAGTTTCTATAGCAAATGTATGAGTAACTCGTATATCCTTTCCCGCTCCATATTCTTTAGATTCAGAGAATAAAGGAGCATTGAGTAAACTACCATCAAACAAAGTAATTGAATTGGCATAAAGAGATGCAGAAGATATATTAAATGTAACATCTTGAGTTGTGGGACCATCAACAGTAATTTCTGTTTTTGTTTGTTTATTAGCCCAATCAGCAGTACTCCAAATTTTCTTATCAACACTAGTCATTTCATATTGTGCGTCATTCTCAACTTCTACTTCAATTTGATGAACTCCTTTCTCTAATAAAATTTTTACCATATCAGGAGTTGTTGCTAACTTAACAGACTGTAAATTTTTATCAGCATTAGGTCCAAGAACTTCCTCACTATCAATTAAAATTCTACCAACATTATCAACTGTTCCTTTTAATCCATAAAATCCTCTAAAAGGAATATCAACTTTCCACGCAGCAGCATATTTACCACCAGAACCATCTGTTCCCTTAGTAGATAAAGGAGGAAGGGGAGATATTGCATATCTATTTGAAAATTTACTCCATCCATCAACTCTCACTGGCCACCATGATGATGTATTATCAACAACATATTCACTAGAATTTACATCCATTCTAGTGTTCCAAAGGGGATTATTAGGACACCTACCCTCTTGTAATAGAGGGGGTTCAGTGGGAAGAGGAGCAAGAGGAGCATCAATTGTCATTGCAATTCCCAGTGGATTATCTAACCAAGATTTTTGAGAAATAACCGTTATCTCATCTGAAACAAATGCTGCTTTAATATTAACAGCAAGCAACATTGGATTTCCAGAAGATATTGTTGCACCTGGTCTCTGTTCAAGAATTGCCTTTAATGTATAAGAACCTTTTTTGAAATATGTAATCTCCACAGATTTACCTGTGCTTACACCTTCTATTTTAACTCCTTCTTTTTTTAGAATAATATCACTTTCTCCCCGTTTACTAAAAACAAGTTCTACATTATCATCAACCATTATTTCTACAGCATAATTTCCAGCTTCTGGGAATGTAATATTATTCCAAATAATATCATGAAAACCAGCAAAATCATCAGTAGCTGCATGAGGATAATCAGGATACCCCATCACTGTTTCAGGAATCTGTTTAATTGTTTGTATAGGATTAACAGCAGTTATTTTTAAAAGTCCATTCTGATCATACCCACTAGTAATATCATCATCAAATCCAAGTGTTGTAGAATCAATTTGTATTTGACCCGATCTACTACTTCCACCAATAGTTTTTACCAAATATTTTTTACCACCAGTAAATTCTCCAAATCCAGTTTCATTGGCAAATCTTCTATTAACATCTCTTTTTAAGACTATATCATCAGCATCTGTTTTTATTTTAATTTCACTTAATGCCAAAGAAGATATTCCTGGTCTATCATCAATATCCATCCTAAAATTAACTTTTGCCCTTCCATCACCAATTACTTTAATATAGGTATCACCATTTTCTACTACAAATTTTACAGTAGGAGTAATCGAAGGGATGACAACCTCTTCTCTAATAATATCCTTTCCTATTTTATCAGGAGGAATAGGATTAAATGGAGTCACACCATATTTTTGAGAAAAATTAGCATCTACACCAGCATCAGGATTAGTTTTCCATAAAGTTCTATCCGCTCTTGCTATCCAATCTAATGTATTAAAAATATTATCTATATTACTTGTATTTTCACTTATAACATCAGGTCTAGTGAGTATATATTTACATCTATCACCAGATATACCATAAAATTTTCCTTTAGAAACAGCACATGAAAGATCATCCCAAGACTCATCAGTCCAATCTTCCATTACTAAAACTTTTTCACCTTTAGTTTTCAACTGAATATTAGAGTTATTATTAACTGTATTAGGTGGATATATCCAAACATCCTCGGTTACACTTCCATCTTGTCTATTTGTTCTAGTCCAAGTTTTATCGGCAATTGAAAATGAATCAAGAGAAACTCCACCAGTTCTTGGATTATCAGACCATCTTAAAGTAATAGTTGCCTTAACTCTCTTTCCAGAAACTTTAAGTCCTCTACCATCATCAGTAAATATAACTGAACCACCATCAGTTTTATCTATTGTAATTATAGCATTTGTGTCACGACCACTACGATCTATTAAATCAATACGTTTTCCATTATTATTAACATTAATAGGGTTATTTCTTGGGTTTAAATTCTTATAAACAACAGGAATATTACTGCTCTTTTGTGTTTGATTATTACTCCTAACTTTTACATCATAAACTCTACCATATTCAACTGTTTTTGTAATCGTTTCTACAATATCTTTTCCCTCTCCATATTCTTTAGATTCATCAATACCAAGATCTGGAATTTCAAAACCATTAGCATAAAGAGAAGCAGTTTTTATATTAAAAGTAACGTCATCAGAAACACCACCACCAATATCATCAATAGCTGTTTGTATTTTCTTCGTTTCCATTCTCACAATATTTTCCAAATTCGCAGTAATTTTGTGAACACCAGGTTTTGTTATAGTATGTTTAATACTAACTGGTGGTGATAATACATTACCTGCAGCACCACCTGACCCCAATTTAAATACTGCCTCTCCATTAGAATTTTTTAGTGGTTCTCCATCAATAAAAACATATGCTCTATTGTCGCATTGAATGTTAAAGATATAATCTCCCACCCAAGGAAAATTTTCCTCCCATTCAAATGTATAAGTTTTTCCTGCATTATCAGTTGCTATGGCATTTGACATAGGAATAGGAGATATTGCATTCTTATTCATAAAATTCTCTTTATCATACTCATAATATTGTCCAAAAAGATAAGTCACATCTGGCATAACAGGTATACATTCACCTTCACATACCCTCTTCCACTCAGGTTGAAGTTTCATCCCCTCCTCAATCTGAGTAAGACTCTGACCACTAGATTGTAGATTTTTCCAATACGCAAGACCCTCTGGTTCACCTCTTCTTCCAAATAATTTTATATAAAGATTATCAATCGGATCATTTGTTCCTGGATTTGCACCCCATGCCCAATGATATACATCATAGGTTGTTCTTGATGTAAAATCAGGACCAACAACCTTTATAGGTGTTTTATTTCTTGATGACCACCACCCAATAATAGTATCATTTTCAATTCTTGTTCCATCACCCAAAGAAAGAAGATAAGATTGATATTCATCAATTCTTTGTGCTACAGGATCTTTTGATTTATTCAAATATACAAAAGGATCCCATTTACCTAAAATTTTTCCATCAGAACCAAATCTTTGTCCATATGATACATTTTCCAAAGTTGGAATGCATGAATTTAAATCATACTCCTCAAAATCATCCTCACCATCAAATTCTACTATAAGAAAATCAGTAGAAGCCGTGCTTGTTTTAATTATTGAACGAGCAACAACTCCTGCCCCTGAACCAGTGTCATCATGTATATCAACAATTGGAGCATATTGATATCCAAATCCACCATGAATAACATCAACATCTAAAATAGCTCCATCAATACCAATAACAGGATTAGCCTGAACTCCAACTCCACCACCACCATAAAAATTAACTTTAGTCTTATCTACAACTGTAGGAACATTATCTGATTGTGTACTTCCTCCTGCAGGAGGAATATTTGAACTTAAAAAATCATCAACACTTTGACTAGTATCACCATCTGGATTCAATCCCACAATTCCACTACATTTATCAAAAGCAGAATTTTTTTCTGGGAGCATCATGTCAGGAGTTAATTTATTAACTTCATTGATGTTCAAATATTTTACAAAATCCCTATTTCTAAAAATAAATTGAGTTCCAGGATTAAGCTGGGCATACTTATTAGCTTCATGAATACCAATACCATCCACAAATCCTCTATCAGTTGATATATAACCAACTGTAATATTACATCTAGACGAATTTCCAAACAGATCGAAAGTTGCCATATCCTGATTCTTTATAAAAAGTATTTATTAGGTTGTGGTTGAATCATCAAAAAATACATCCAAAGTCGCTGCCGTTGGTTCAGCAAATTGTTCAACAACTTTAGGAATAATTTCATCCCTTACCTTATTAGTGGCAGCTGTTATTGCGTCAAAACTTGGTAACTGATCTTGTGCAGAAGATGCTCCTCCACTACAAAAAGTATAATAGTCAGAAACAGCTGGATTAGGAGGAAGTTCAAAAGGAAAAACATTCATTTTTATATTTTCAAAATTCAAAGCTGATGTCATATTACCTTTCATGTCCTTCATTGCAGAAAACACACTGGTAATACTTCCACTAACACCAGCAAGATCACTCATACAATCAGTTACAAAAGAATCCATATTGTCAAGAATATTTTGATTAGTTTCATTTATTTTACCTTTACTAGCTGATAAAACAGTAGCTATAACATCTTCTGAATTACAAATAGGAACTTTAGGGATAGCTTTTGGTTTTCCACTACTACTACCTGTTCCTGTACTAGCTATTTGCTGTGCTTTTGCTATTAAACCCTCTGGACCATCCAAATTCAACATCTTAGTAATTATTCCCTCCATTAAACCTCCCATACCTCCTGTTATATCATTAAAACTAGATAACATATTTTGAGTCATCCCATCTTTCAAATCAGCCATCTGCCATCTTTTACATGAGGGTATCGCAGAGACAGCATTAGTCATTTCTTTATTTAAAGATTTTTGACTATATTCCATCACCTTATCCATTATAATTTTCATATATTTAGATTGACTTTTAGAATTATTACTAATAACCTTCTTCAAATTCTTAACTCCCCTAGTCATTGAAACTGCATCAGTATAACTTGATAATGCATTTAAAGCTTTATCAATATCCTGAACCATATTATCCATATCAGTTTGCATTGCCCTATTACAAGACTCAACAATATTATCTGGTTTTAATAAAACTCTCTTCTTACAAAATATTTCATCTAATTTAATAGTAGCAGCAGTTTGTCCATGAACCCCTTCACCTTCCCAAGTAGCTCCTGGTTGAACAGGTGATCTTGAAGAATTTGCTTCCGATGTTCTAGCTGTCACTCCTGATGCAACCCTATCTCTTATTAACTGTTGTTGTTCTGATAAAGAAAAATTAGTATTTGTAGATAGGATAAGATTTATTTCTTCTCTAGCACTTGCAATATCAGCTAATTGATTTTTTGTTAATGGTAAATTGGATGGAAGTCCATATATGTTCAAACTCACTCCTGGTGCAGGAGTAGCGGATTCTTGTGCCTGTTCTTCAGTTTTTGGTTTTTCTACTCCTTTATCACCATCATTAGGAATAGCTTCAGTTAATCCAGCATGATCTATTTGTCCTTTAGCATATCCACTAACTCCAACAGTACCTCCACTATCATTAGTTACTTCACTATCACCGATAGTCGTTTTTAAAGGAGTCTGGGTATTATTTCCCAAAACTCCCATAATGACAGGTTGCTGTCCTTCTATTGCCCCATCCATGAAGAATCCAAAGACAATATTACCTTGTCTAAGCATTGGGGTTTGACCCGATCCTTGAAGATAAGCTCCTGCAGTAATGGGATACATTACATTTGCCCAAGGCAAATTTTTAGATTCAATAGATCCTTCACCCCAATCATGAAGACCGAAAATCCTTACCTTATACCGATATCCCCAACCTCTTATACTTTTCTTGCTTTTAAATTTTCCAGCATTGATATTATCGCGCCAAAAAGAATCATCAGCAATTTGACCAATCCACCAATTAAACGCTTGTCCTGCAAATTGAGGATCTAAAAGAGGTTCATTCATTAGTCGTCATATACTCTACACTCTAATGAGTCTGGATGATTATCACAATAAACTTCTAAGTGTTGATCCTCATGTCTCGTATGCCAATCATTGATCTTACCATCATTCTTATTCACTTCATCTTCTGAGTGAGCATGGAAGGCATCATTATGCATTTCCAAATCCTTTTCAGAATATTCTATCATGCCATGATTGACATGCTCCTTATGATCCTTTGGATCAATATAAACCTCATGTTCGAGGTCGTGTTTAGGAATTTCAGTTGTCATAAGAGATCTCCTACTGAGAATATTTATAGGTTAAGAAGGGGTTCCTACTCTACCAAACGAATCTCTAATCAAATTTAATTTAGTGTAAGTTTCTTTGGCAGTAATATAATGGCATAAATCTGATATAAGATAAAGACCACTATCTTCATTATTTACCTCATCTGCACATGATTTATTTTCAGTTTCTCCAGTTTCGGGAAGATCTATAAAAACAGTATCACCTGCATGAAGAGAAAAATCTCCAGGTATAGTTACAACTACTTCAGAAGCAAATAGTTGATTATATCTCATATTTGCTTGATTAGAGATGTCTTTATAATCATAACTTGATAACTTAGATTTATCAAGCTGTTCACCAATTTCCCCAATATTAATTTGTCCTGTAGCAGCAAGTTGAAAAATAGATTTAGTATAACCTTTACCCCCCAATTCATCATTATTACTTAATACAGGTAATCTTTCACCAGCCAATTTTAAAGACTCTTCTTTAATCTTTTCCAGTCCTTCAGCACTCATCATATCACTAATAGGAACATCATAATTCGTATCCCAAGGATTGAAAGAAAATAATCTTGTAGAATAAGTTCCTGCAGCCAATTTCTGTTGAACATTAATTTTATTATTCATTTCCAATGTTAATGCCTTTACATCATATCCAGCAGGAAGACCTTTATCAGTGCTGTCAGGTGTTTCATTATAAAGAATGGATATTTTTTGTTTACCTGACAATAATGTATCAATAGATTTAAATTTATATCCATCCGAAGTTTCCCAAAAGAAATAACCAGCAGTAACTCCTAACTTCTGATTTTCTTCGGATATAGCTTTTTTAGATAATTTGTTTATAGTATAAAAAGGTTTTTTATTATTAGCAGTGTATGAGAAAGTAGTGGGTGTTTTGGTTTTTTCCAGATCTTCAATATCTCTATCAGTTTTAAGATTATCTTTTAAAATGGTTTTTACCATCTCTTCTATAGGACCTTCTAAACATGTCTTTACTCTTTCCTCATCATTAGCAATAAATTCGGGAGATGCCAAATCTAACATATATGTTTTATTTGAAGTTTCCGAATCTGTTGGAATATTCACTATTGAATTCATAATTAAATTATTATCATTTCTTATATTAAAATCTATAGTATTTTTATGATTATCAGTAAATTTTAAATTTACCTTTTCTTTTCCAATAATAGGAAGACCTTCAACAGCACTTACTTTCTTTTTTCTTTTTCCATGTCCTTGTCCTCTCTTTTGTGTTGATAGTGTATTACCAGCATCAGTAAAAGTAACTGTAGCTCTTACACTATCAGCCAACAAACTCTCCCAATATAAAACACGAACTGTACCACCTATCACACTCACGCTTCTAGTTTTATCTTCTTGAGAAACAATATCCACTTTTTCAAGAAAAGCTGGAGAACTTTCTCTTGTGGTTTTTCCTCTTTCTTTGTTTCCTTGTCCTGCCATAGTTATTTCCTCTTACTTATATTTAACCACCAGCGTATGCAGCTAGATTCATCTCAGATGTAGCAGATGATCCAGTATCAATTGTTGAAACTGCTGTGTCATTATTACCACCACTTACATTTGAATTTGCACCTCCATCATTAGACATAATAATAGTAGTGCCATTATTAGACTCTTCATAAGAAGCAAAGTTTGCAACAGATCCTGACCTATCGTTGGATGCTCCCGAAACCAATTCAGAACTATTTTGATTATTATTGCTAGTAGTAGAATTATTAATATCACTTACATTAGTTTCTTCACCAGCACCTTTTATCATATGATCCAACAATCCAGAAGGATCTCTTATAAGTGGTCTAGGTGTAAGTCCCAAATTCTCAGCAATAGGATCTTGTATTTCTGCCAACTCTGGGAACTTATGGAGTATACCACTAATCATTTTTGCAACTATAGCTTCAGCTATTCCTGCACCCACAATACCACCCATAAATGATAATGGACTTGGAACACCACCTGTTATAGCAGTTCCTATAGCAGAACCAGCAGCAAATCCCAAGGTTCCTGCAGTTGCTTTAAGAATTGCATTGACAGGAGACTCACCAAAAGCAGCATAATCCACAATAGCAAAAATAGCATCAAGTGCAATATCTACAGGACCTAATCCATCAGCAAGACCTTTATTTTTTCTAACAACATCAACAATTGGCATCATTTTCTTACCAATTTTATCAAAATTCTTAGAAACAAATCCCAATGCTTTTTTGGGTTTTAAATTCTCTAAAAGTTTTTTTACAGCAGGATTACCATCAACAACTTTATCTAAATTCTTTCTAACCATATTAGTAATATTTTCCAACATTTTTGAAGGACTCAACTTATCCAATTGTTTCCCTAATGTTGCTCCAATTTCATCAAATTTATTTTTCCAACTACCTAATTTTTCACCTATTATTGGTCCTATTTTTTTAGCAATATCATCATATTGTGTTTTTACTTTTTCAGGAATTTCTTGAATATATTTTAGAGTGCTCCCTCCAAAATTTTTTAATCCTTGGTAAGCGCCAGAAACAATTTCTGATCCTCGCTTTAAAACATTACTACCAATCTCACCCAACTTCCTAAATGGAGCACCTAAATCAGGTAGAAAAGCATCAATATTCCTCCCAACCTGTTTCCAATCTACATTTTTTGCTCTGTTTAGTAGACCCTCACCTCTTTTAGTAATATTTCCAAAAATCTTTCCAATATCAATATTTCGTGCAGCTGAGTCACCAGTAATATTAGGTTTACGACGAAATATATCTGTAATTTTTTGAAGTGGTCCTTCAGTGACTCCAGTAATATTAGGTTTACGACGAAATATATCTGTAATTTTTTGGAGTGGTCCTTCAGTGACTCCAGTAATATTAGGTCTATTACGAAATGGATTAATATTCCTTACAAATTCTCTTGCCTTACTCAAAGGACCTTCACTGAGTTGACGACCAAGACTAGTAGTTCTTCTATTGTTTATCCTATTAAATCTACTATTAGGTAAATCAATATTTCTAATTCTCCCTCTCCCTCTAGGTCTCCCACCACCATCTCCTCCTGCATTACCAAATGCCAGAGCAGCTAAGGCAACCATCCCAATAAGATTAAAAACTTTGTTTAAAGTTCCTGCAATACCATCAAAAATTTGTACTCCTTTTCTACCAAATACATTTCCTATAAAATTTCTAGTAGCATCATAGGCTCGATACCCCCAATCAATAAAAGTTGCCAATCCATTCAAGATTTTACCGACAAAATCAATAAGCCAATCAGCAACTTTAGCAATGACTTTAAGAACTTTTAATACCGCAGGTAAATTATCTAATAATCGAACGGCAAGCCATCCAATTAAAATAGTTTTAAGAAAATTCTTTACACCATCTAAAAAACTTAATTTAGGAACTTTAATCTTGTTTGGAGTGTCCTTCTCCTGATCATCTTGTTTTGGTTTTTCTACATCCTGTTCTTTCTGTGATCTTTGTTCCTGTTCTATATCTTGTTTTTCTTGCGTTCGTTTTACTTTTTCAAAAGCCAAAGTTCCCTTCAAAAGTTTATCAATTTGTACTACTTTACTTTTAATAGTATAAAGAGAACTCTCTTCGGGTTTTGATATTTTAGTTAATTCTTCTTTAGGACGCACAGCAAGTGACCCACCCTTTTCATTCTTTCCTAAAAATTTATTTTTATCTATGACTGCCATTATAAACTAATCCCTAAGACTTGTATTTTTGCAGCAGATCTCATAGCTTTAGGATCAAAATCTGGCACTTCCTTAGACGAAACTGTTTGAATCTCTGCTTTTTGCATATCAGAATCAAGTTGTCCACCTTCTTTTTGATAATCCAGAAGAACATTATTTTTAGAAACAGGATTTAAATCCATATCCTTTTTAGCTACTGGAGTGAAACCAGCACTATTAACCATACTATCAACATTACTACTTATTGGTCCCAATATACCCGTGTTACTACTCTTATTAGTTTCTGACCCAGAAACATTTGCAGCAGCACCAGTAGTCCATCCCATTTTTTTATTAACATAATCTTTGGTTGACATTGCCAACTCTTCATCAGCACCACCACCAGTACCAGATACATTCCATTTAGTCCCTTTCGTTTGATATTTTTGTTTTCCAAGTCCAAATAAACCTCTAGGCATTTTCTCTGTCCATTTTATACTTCCAAAACGCATACCACCAGCAACAATATCCTCTATCTTAACACCAGCCTTAATCGCATCTTCATATGAATTGATTGATCCTGCTTCTACTATAGGTTGTACTAGTCCCCCTTCATTATATCTACCCATTGTTGGTCTATTTGTTCCACCACCAGCAGCATTCATGGCAGCAAGAGTATTAGCACCATACTTCTGAACTGCTCCTTTAGACATGACAAACTCACCAGCAGTTAATCTTGCAGGAACTTGGTCTATCCCACCAGGACCAGATACAAAACCACCAGTAACCATGTTCTGCCTATTTGCTTGCCTTGCTAATTGGTCAGCAGTAAAAGCACCAGACTTTGCTGCAGGACTTGTAGTATCTTGTTGAGCAGCCATCAATAATCTATATGCTGCAGTACCTGGAATATCCTTATTAATATCAAATGCCACATCTCCTTTGAAGTTAGGATTATCTAATGTCTGTCTTCTAATATCCGTCATCATAGCAAGAATTGCCCCTTGAGCTTCAGGTATCTGTTGCATGGATGGATTAGACTCAAGACTTGCTACTGAACTATTAAAAGCCTCTTCACTCATATTAGCAATAAACTCACCAAAATTGGGCATCCTCCCATCTCTATCCATCTTTAATTTTATACCCTGAAAAGCCTCAGGATTTTCATCTACCATCGCATTTTGATCTTGTACAAACTTCTTCATATGAGGACTAAGTACATCTACCAATAACTCTCTATGTTTAGGATTATCATAATCAAAATCAGCAGGGAGTCCAAAATCTGCAGGAGTAGGAGCTTGTTGAACTAAAGCACCATCTTTAAATCCTTGAATTAATCCACCACCATTATAATTTCTAATAAATTGATTATAATTATTAACCAATCCACCACCATTAAATTGACCCTCAAATTGCATAGTATCAAGATCAGCAGCAGTATCATCACCTACATCGTCACCACCAGACATTGCATTTCCCATAAGCATTCCTCCACCAAGTAGAAGTGTTGATGACAAAAGTTTTCCTTTTATTCCACCACCAGGAATCATATTGAGAAGTCTACCTGCCTTCATTTTTGCTAAACCCGCTACGAGTTTAGGAATTATCGTTGTGATAAGACTAACCGCAAATTTACTTATCATCACGGTTAGTCTCACAGCCATTCGACCAAAGGCATTACCAAACAACAAATATGCTGTTAATAACACTGGCCACCAATCTTTAACAAATCTAAGAATACTCTGAAGTTTCTTTTGATTTTGTGGATCACTGATCCAATTCATCAATTTAAATAATATCCTACCAAAAAAGACAGTCTTTAAAAAATCAAAAACTCTATTCCATGCACTTTTAAATGGTTTGAGTAATTTTGTCGCTGTTTTCTTTATTCCATCAAATTTTTTAGCCTCTAATTTGTTCTCTTTAGATTTTCTTCTTTTCTTTTCTTCTTGTCTTTGCTTAAATTTATCAAAATTCTCATCTTGTTTATAATCTTCTTTTAAAGTATCAACAATAGAATTTACACCAGTTGCAATTTGTTGTAATGAACCACCAATATCTCCTGTAGAACCATTAGGAGGAGATTTTTTTTGAGTTATTGCATCTGTTTTATTTTCATTTTTACCTAAAAACTTTGATATATTTATTGTCTTTCTTCTTAACTTAAGTTCTTTTTTTACTTCCTTCTGCAAAATTTCTATATAATCTCTATTATATTCCCCACCCAATGTTTCATCTTCGGAAAAATCATTTACAGCGATATTTAACGCCTTATGGTATGGTGTATTATCATCCAGATAACCATACTCTACAAGGATGTCTAATGGTTCAGTAAGTTTTATAGAACTAGGCATTCGCTTGCTGCTGTTGCTTTAATTTTTCTTCCTCAAGATGTTGTTGGAGAAGACCCACATAGATGTCTCGTTCCCAAGGCATCATATTTTCAATCTCTGTTAAGCTATATTTATGGTACTGCATCAAGGCAAAATTAAGTTTAAAGTATTCCTCCAAACTCATATGCAGTAGGGCTATGCGAAAAAACTTGATAATCCCTCAAGCACTACCTCACTTTCAACCTTTGTTTTAGGATTTTTTACATTTATAGTATGAGATAATTTTGGCATAGTATCAAAGAATTGTTCAATATCTTTGAACTGAGTAGAATTCATTGATTCAAGAAATTCTCTCATCTCTTTTTTAGTACAATCAGCCGCCACCCAAACTTCATCTTCAGTATAAACTTTATCAATACAAGATGCAATCAAATCAAAAGATTGCTCCATTGCATTTTTATCATCAAAATCAAAGTTATTTTTAATAAATTCATCAAGAGATGGATATTTTAATTCCATCATAATATTAGAATCAATTTTTATTTTATTTGTATGACCTTCAGTTTTTTGAATCTGAATATCATCCAACTCAATTGTCATGGGAACTATAGTTTTCTCATCATCTGGGCATGTAATATTAACTTCAAGTGTTTCTCCCACAGACTTACCACGAATATTAAGAAACAAATACTCAATATCAAAAGTAGGAAGTTTCTCTACTCTAATTCCTTTAGTAAGAATACAATTCTTAAGAACTGCTTTAATAGAATTAGTAATTTGTTTATTATCTTCACTTTCTAAAGCAATTACAAGAACCTTTTCTTCTTTAACGAGAAATGGTCTATAATTGATAGATGCACCTGTCGAAGGTAACTCCAACTCATAGGTGGGAGTGGCAATTTTTGGTAAAGGCATAATGTCCTAATAACAAGTCATATATTTATATATAAGGGTTTTTTAAGCTATATCATCAAATCCTATACCAAAAATATTACTATTAATTTCAGATTGTTGTGTTGGTGTAGATGGATATGCTAATATTTTATGAAGATCTCTAACTACATATCGTATATAACTCAACGATACTGTACATTTTAATAATGATGAAGACTCATAAGATACAGGCATTGAACCTATAGAAAGAGGAAAAGCTCTTATAAATTCATATGCTAAAGTATTTCCCATATCCTTTTCAAATTTACGAACTATTAGTCCTTGATCTACAATATAAGTATCAGGATACCTCATCCTATAATCATAATTTGGATTTTGTAATGCATCATCATTCTCCTCAGATGCAATATTTCTTCCATTAGTAATAAATGAAATCCATTCTTCAAAAAATCTAATTGGTTGATATAATCCAGCATCAACATAAAAAGTCAAATCAAGTCTATCATCAAATATTCTTCTATGAACATGTTTCTCAGTCACTCCTGTACGATCATTAAATATATCCATTGTCGCTAAATTAGATCCAGGAAGAGATGCTTCCGAACACATCAATTGAATCTTATCTTGCTTACCAACTCCCTTCCATTTATCAAAAAGACTATCAGAAGGCACTGGAATTTCAACTTCAAAATGAGAAGTGGTTGATGGCCTTAATAAATTAGCCTTAATGTCAGATACTTTTACTGTCCTTGGCATTTATAAATACTATTTGACCTTATATATTATGTATAAGAGAAATGGCAGAAAGTATTAAGAGTATATTTAAACCGAAGAAACCAAAAAAATATAAAGGTGATATAACTAACATCATTTGTCGTAGTTCTTGGGAAAGACGATTTTGTAATTATTGTGATCAAAATGAAAATATTACAGAATGGGGAAGTGAAGAATTTTGGATACCTTACCGTGCTCCTGATGGTAGAGTCCGTAGATACTTTCCAGATTTTATTATTAAAGTAAAAGAAAATACTGGGAACTTAAAAACATATGTTATTGAGGTAAAACCACTTAAACAAACCAAAGAACCTAAAAAAAGAAAAAGAGTGACAAAATCCTATCTCTACGAATGTCAGACATATGCTGTAAATCAAGCAAAATGGAAAGCAGCAGATGAATGGTGTAAAGACCGAAAAATTGAATTTAAGATTATAACCGAAAGAGAACTAGGTATAAGATAATGACAGATTCATTCGGATTTGGAAATGCTGCAGAAATGGAGGAAGACAATCGTGTCAAGGAAAATTTGAGTGACTTGAATAATAGAACTAATGATCCAGAAGAAATGATGATGGAAATTATGGAGGCATTAAATGATACTGTGACTCCTATTCCTGAAGTAGGAAAATTCTATACATTTGTCTATAATGCAAAAACCCCTAATATTACATATGACCAACATCCATTAATTGCTTGCACTGACTTGCAATCTTGGGGATTTAAGGGATTAAACTTTCATTGGAGACAATCTCGAAATTATACATGGGAAGAACTAGCAGGACAACTCTATATTGTGCAAAATAATGAGCTTGATGACCTTCTCGCAATACCTTATGGTAAATTCATCCTAAATAACTAAAAGTTGTATATTCAATGACCACTAAGACAGGATACTATGGATCTGATGCAGTAGATAATAGATTCAAAGATCCAAAAACTAAAGAAGCATATTTTACTCTTGTTAATAAGGAAACAGGGGAAATAGAATTATATAATGAAGAATTTGGTGCAGATAAAAGAGTGGGTACTTTGGGTTCTGATGGAAAATGGGAATATAACAAAAATTGGTGGGGTGGGGCAAATAAGAATGATAAAGCATTTGCAGAACAAATACTAAAAGACGGAAGATTAAAAGAACAAGCAGCAACTTCAATTAAAAATGATTTAGTTAAGAATGAAGGATTAAATAGTTTTGAAGCAGCAAATAAAGCAAACGAATTGCTAAAGACTAATAAAGGAGTAGATAGTGGAAGTTTTTCAAGTAACTCATCAATTTCAAATCCAGCTGGCGGAAGTGATCCTAGTCCAGGAACAAGAGAGGAGGGATTTCCTACTGGTTTAGTATATCCAGAAACACTAAGAGAAAGCGACAATGGACAAGATTTTCTCAAATTTGATATGTTAAAATATGCACCAAGAGGTCTTAGTGATCAAGGTAGTGATAGACTTGCAGTTGGAGATAGAGAAGGTATTGATAAAAGAATTATAGGAACTGTAATTCTTCCAATTCCAGGTGGAATTACTAATGATACCGCTGTTAACTGGGGATCAGATTCAATGACTCCTTTACAATTAGCACTATCAAGTATAGCACTAGATACTATTGAAAAAGGGTTCGCAGCAGGTGTAGATGAAGCTGCTAATCAAGCAAGAAAAGCAAGCAGAACAAAAGATGTAAAAAAAGCATTAGGTGCTACAATTGCAGGAATGGCATCTGGTGCTGGTAGATTACTAACCAGAGAAACTGGTAATGTTATGAATCCAAATATGGAATTATTATTTGGTGGTCCTAATCTCAGAAATTTTAGTTTTCAATTTAAATTATCACCAAGAAATGATGAAGAAGCAAAAATCATAATTAGGATTATTAGATTTTTTAAACAAGGGATGGCTCCAATTAGAACAAAATCTAGACTATTTTTAAAATCTCCTCACACATTCTCATTATCCTATAGAAACTCTTCAGGAGAACAACATAAGTACTTAAATAAATTTAAAGAATGTGCTCTACAGTCATTAGGTCTTAATTATACACCAGAAGGAAACTATGCGACATATGAGGATGGTGTGATGACTTCTTATCTAATGACAATGACTTATGCAGAACTTGATCCTGTATTTAATGATGACTATGGTAATAAAGATGAATTTGGTGCAGATCCATCAATAGGTTTCTAAAATGTCAAGTTATTTTAATTTAATCCCAAACTTTGAATATGTTAGCAGACTTCCTGATGCTAAGATTTCTGATTATGTCACAGTAAAAAATCTTTTTAAAAGAGTTTTTCTTAGAGAAGATATTTTTCAAAATCTCACCTATTTCACAAAATATTCTATAAAAGGTGACGATAGGCCAGATAATGTTGCTGCTAAAGTATATGAAGATTCCTCTTTAGATTGGTTAGTACTATTAGCAAATAATATTGTTAATATTCCAAATGAATGGCCACTACATCAAGAGGATTTTGATAGATATCTTCTAGATAAGTATGATGATGACTATGATAAAATATATAACGGAATTCATCATTATGAGACTGTTGAAGTAAAAGATAGTAATGATGTCGTTATTGTACGTGAAGGATTAGAAGTAAGTTCCGATTTTTCAATAACTTACTATGATTATTTTCTTAGTGGATTAACAACTGCAAACGATATTACCAGACCAGTCACAAATTACGAATATGAAGAAAAAGTAGAAAATAAGAAAAGAAATATTTTTATCCTAAAACAAGAATATCTAAGTGTTGTATTAGATGATATAAGTCAAATTTCATCATATAAAAAAGGTTCTACTGAATACATCAATAGAACCTTAAAGAGGGCAGAAAATATTAGATTGTATCAATAAAAAATCTAATAGGGCAAAAAAATACCAGAGTTTTTTTTCCGACTTTTTTGGAATAAAAAGTCGAATTTCCCTCAGCTATTCTTCCGCTAACTTCTGGAAGTATGATAGTGCATCATCCTCATCTGAACTAGCA